CATTTCTGTGCCTTACTGTCCTCCCGTCCACTCCACGTATTTCCTTTTTTTCAAGCAGAAGACGGCATACGAGATATCCACTCGTGACTGGAGTTCAGACGTGTTCTCTTCCGATCTATATGATAATCCATCGTTTTCGTATATTTTCCCTGATGGTACAAGGAAAATTGCATTTAAGTTTAATACAACAGAAGCAAATCCAACAATTTCAGGTAATAAGCAGTGCTTAGTTTTGTTCTTTGATTATACATCTAAAATCATAAAGAATATCCCTGATTCCATTTCACAAAACATTGATGCAACTTTGTTGAAAAGTGGAAAATCCGCAGATGCTAAAGTAGTTGGAGATAAATTACGTAAACTAGATGAAGAAATAAATTTTAATGGTGTACATACAATTTTTGTTTCAACAAGTGGTTCAGACGAAACGGGCGACGGGACAGAAGAAAACCCATACGCAACGATATATAAGGCGAATGAAACAATAACTGATTCATCAGAAACCAACAAGTATGAAATAATTGTAAAGCAAGGAACATACACAGATTTACAAGAAAAATATTCTGGTGTAGACGGGAATAGCTATCAAGGAGTAGTGTGTAAACCTTACGTTACTTATCGGAGCGAAAATATCTTAAAACCTGATTTGTGTGTCCTTAAGTGGGATGGAGCTGATGGATATACAAAACCTGTAACTGACGCAAATTGCGTTAACAAGTGCTTATTTCATATACCTACAAATTCGAAAGGAGTTTATATCAAAGGATTCACATTTGAATCGAAAAACACGAGATATTGTATGCATATTGAGACTACAGGTTCAACTGACGAATGTGATTGGCATTTTGAGAATTGTGTATTCAACTGGGGAGGCAGACCCGATACGACAGAAGATGGAACTGTAGCAACTGCTTGTATTGGGACTGGATACTCAATGCTGGAATTTGGCGAATTTGTCAACTGTATAATCAAATGTACTAATACAAATCACGCAAATCACATGGTATTTCAATCGCATGATAATCCCAATAATATTTTCACTTCAATTAAACGTGGGGAACATTTGCGATTTGAAAATTGTTATTTCTCTATTGCAGATGGTTCAGATTACGCACATATTGACTTGAGAACCACTAAAACATCACCTATAATTCCGTCTTTTGCTGAATTTATAAATTGCAGTGGAATCAAATTATATGTTCCATCCGAAACCTATAAGAAGAGTTTTGTATGCACGGAACAGCATACAATTAATTAACCAAACGGGGCTTTAGCGAACTAACAGAGGTGAATACATGGGAATCAGAGCAAGACCGAGAGGTCTTATTTTTATGTGTTTTTAAATCGGAAAGGAGTAGTTATGAGTAACAGTGGATTAGTTAATTACACAAAAATTTCGCCGAACAGAACCAGCCCGAGACGAAACAAGATTGATCGCATCACGATTCATCACATGGCTGGAAATCTTGCCGTCGAAACATGCGGCAATGTGTTTGCACCAAGAAGTCGTCAGGCATCATCCAACTATGGTATTGGTTCAGATGGAAGAGTGGGGATGTACGTAGAAGAAAAAGACAGAGCATGGACTTCTTCATCTGGTGCGAACGACCATAGAGCGATCACGATTGAGGTGGCTGACAACGCAGGTGCTCCGGGATGGGGATGTTCAAGTGCGGCTATGGCGAAGCTGATTTTGTTGTGTGCGGATATCTGCCGGAGAAATGGCATCAAGAAGCTGACCTATACCGGAGACACAAAAGGAAACATGACACTGCATAAGTGGTTTGCATCAACAGACTGCCCGGGCGCATATCTGGAATCCCAGATGCCTACGATCGCATCAGAGGTTAATAAGCTTCTGGCGAGTGGAGCAACAACCTATACATGGAAAGGCGCAACGGCAACTGGTGGATCCGTACCGGCATCTTCCGGAAAGGTAACGTCAAATGGTAAGATCGCAGTGGATGGAAGCTGGGGCGTAGCCACAACAAAGAAAGCTCAAAAAGTATTCGGAACAGTGCAGGACGGCATCGTCTCTGGCCAACCGATCAGCAACAAGAGGTATCTGGCGAATGCTTATACCGGAAGCTGGCAGTTTGTTAGTGGCCGTGCAATCGGATCTAATCTGATCAGAGCTATCCAGAGACGAATTGGAGCGACAGCAGACGGATACTTCGGGCGAAAATCTGTCATGAAGTTCCAGAGCTGGCTTGGCGTATCGGTGGATGGAAGCATGGGACCAGCAACCGTAAAAGCGTTTCAGAATTGGCTGAACAGGCAGTAGGAGACATAATGATAGAGGTTAATGTTAGACCGGACGGCATAACGGTGGATGGTCACGCCGGATATGCCGAATACGGAAATGATATCGTTTGTGCCGGAGTCACGGCACTTACTCAGACGTTGGTTGGATCGCTAGAAGAATTGACATCTGACGATATTAAATACGATATATCACCCGGATGGGCGAATATAAATTATGGGAATCTTTCAGAAGAATCAAGAATTCTGGTGGATTCCTTTTTTATCGGCATCTGCATGATCGCTGATGAGTTCCCGGATTACGTCCGGGTAGTGTAACTGATGTGACCGAAATGTCGTTAAACTACACAAACTCGATAGCAATGGACTGGGGCGAATGCAATGGTCTGGGGCAGAAAGGACAAATAAATGAAACATATGAACATGATGAAAAGCTGGAGAATACCAATGGCTAATTTACAGCTATTCGCAGACGGTGACGGAGGCAGTGACGGCGACGGAGGCGACGGAGATGGTGGCACAGATGGCAATGAACCAGAAGCACTCGATTTTGACGGTTTTTTAAAGCTGGAAGGTAATCAAGCAGAATTTGACCGACGCGTCAATAAGGCTATTAAGACAGCGGTGACAAATGCGGAAAAGAAATGGAAAGCACTGACTGACGATAAGCTGACAGAAGCCGAAAAGCTTGCCCAGATGACTGAAGCCGAAAAGCAGGCATATGAGATGAAGAAGCTGAGGGACGAGCTGGAAACCTACAAGAAGCAGAGCGTACACTCTGAACTTGCTAAGACTGCAAGACAGATGCTGACGGATGAGGGCATCAATATCCCGGATGCGCTGCTGAAAAACCTTGTCACAGACGAGGCAGACAGTACAAAAGAATCGGTTGAAGCATTCGCCGAGCTGTACAAAGAAGCTGTACAGGACGCAGTTAAGGAAGCCTTGAAAGGCAAGACACCACGTAAAAAAGACAGAGACACGGCTATGACAAAAGAACAGATTATTGCCGTAAAAAATCCAGCTGAAAGAAAAAGATTAATCGAGGAGAACATTGAGTTGTTCCAGTAGAAAGGGGAAGAAGATATGCATAATATCACAAGATTAGGATTACAGGCGTTTGCCGCACCTGACAATATGACAGGAAGGGCACAGATTAAGGTTAAGGCAAGGGAGATCGACTTTGTTACATCGTTTGGAAAAAACCTCCAGTCATTACTTGATCTGTTGGGAATCACCAGAATGATCCAGAAAGCGAACGGATCAGAATTGAAAGTTAAAAAGGTATCCGGCACATTGCAGAGCGGAGATGTAGGCGAGGGAGAAGAGATCCCGATGAGCCAGTACAATGCCGTGGAAGAGTCACTCGGAACAATCCGTGTGGAGAAATTTAGAAAAGGTGTATCGTTAGAGGCTATCGCAGATAAGGGATATGATGCGGCGGTAGAGTCAACCGACGAAGAGTTTAAGTCTGACCTCCAGTTGGTTGTGCTGAATAAGCTGTACAACCAGTTAAAAGCAGGGTCACTGGTAAGCCACGAATCTACTTGGCAGATGGCTGTAGCAATGTCCATCGGTCGAGTAAAGGACAAATTTAAAAAGATGCACCGCTCTGTTACCGGAGTTGCTGTGTGGGTAAATACGCTTGATGTGTATAAATACATTGGAGCGGCAGATATCACCATGCAGACAGCATTTGGTATGGACTACATGACAAACTTTATGGGAGCAGACGTAGTATTTGTTTCATCTGAGATTCCAGAGAATGTTGTCATTGCAACGCCGCTTAACAACATGGTAGCTTACTACGTTAATCCTGGAGACTCTGAGTTTGCACAGGCAGGTCTGGCGTTTACGGTTGATCCAGAGACGGGATTCATTGGATTCCATACAGAGGGTGATTACAGCCGTATGATTAGCGACAACTATGCTATCATGGGACTCCGTGTGATGTGCGAGTACCAGGATGGTATTGCTTACACGTCCGTAGGCGGCTCTGATACACAGACACTCGGTACATTGACCTTGACAGCATCTAAGGGCACAGAAAGCGGAAAGACGGCCGTATCCGTGAAAGAGGAAAAACAGGGCGTTAACAATGTCCTTAAGTACAAGGTAGCAGCAGCAGCTACCAATGTAACCTATGGCATGGATGTGAAAGGATGGACTAAGTGGGATGGCGTGAGCGAGATCACCGCTGAAGCTACAAAACACATTACCGTAGTAGAGTGCGACACAAACTACAAGGCTGTACGCTCTGGCGATGTTGTAGCTAATCCATTAACGTAGGAGGTGGCCTGATGCTGGATGATCTTAAAAAGCTACTCTGCATCAAGGACGACAAACAGGATGATGTGTTGCTGCTAATTATAAGCGGTACAAAAAAAAGACTTAAGGCTCTTCTAGGCGGTGTTGAACCGCCGGACGAGCTGTCTTATATCGTGCTTGATGTCTCTGTGATACGGTTCAACCGGATCGGATCAGAGGGGCTGGCTTCTCATACTGTAGAGGGTGAGAGCCAATCTTGGGATTCAGATGACTTCTCGGGTTATAAGCAGGACATACAAACGTGGCTTGATGCTCAAAAAGAAGCAAAGAGAGGTCGGGTGAGATTCTTGTGAGGTTTGATACACCTATTTACTTTCAGAACGTTGTACGTGGCGAATACAACACCACAACCGGAGATTACGCAGACGATATAGCGAAAGAAGTAGAGCGCTATGCATCGGTCAGTGATACTGGCACGGATACGCTGACGCTTGTATATGGAGGACTTAAGCAAGGAAGTCTTACTATCCGTTTGCAGTCGGTATATGATGGGATATTTGACTATATCCGTATTGGCTCAAAAAGATACCGAGTCGATAAGACCAGAACGTTACGGCATAAGCAGACGTTTATCGTGTCGGAGGTGCAGTGATGGGAAACATGATTTATATCGATGGGATGGATAAGCTTACTGCAAAGATCAAGAAGTGCCAGAATCTTGACCCTATTAAAAAGGTTGTCAAGCAGAATGGGTCTGAGTTGCAGAACAAAGCTCAAAGGAATGCTCCGGTTGACACTGGTAATCTAAAGCGGAATATCGCGCTCGAACTTAAGAACAATGGTATGACAGCTGAATGTGAGTCGCAAGCGGAATATGCTCCGTATGTCGAATGGGGCACACGCTACATGGATGCTCAGCCACATATTAAACCAGCATTTGATGAACAGAAAAACCAGTTCAAGCACGATTTAGAAAGGGTGGTCAAGTAATGGCACAACAGAGTGTTTTTTCTGAGCTTATCGTTAGGCTCAGAAAACTATATCCAAACAGTGTATATGATGGCGCGCTTCCACCCAAGGGAACGCAATATCCATTTATATATCTTGGAGAAACAACAGAGAATGCCAGAATAGTGAAAAAGCATCGGAAAGGCAACCCAGCCGACATTACACAGACGATACACATTTGGCATAACAACCCAAGACAGAGGGGCAAATTGTCTGGGATAGCTGACACGATTGAGGATGTATGCTATAACCTTACGTCCGCGGAATGTGTTGGATATGGATCCAGAATATTGCCTGATAAAACGACCGCAGAGCCATTGCTCCATGCGGTCATTACAGTAGACTTTATTTTCTGAAAGGAGAAAAAACATGAATAAATTGCAGATGTTCGCATTCGAGAACACAGAAACAGGACAGAGCGACGTATCAACTCAGAGTGATGTAGCCGCTCAGAATGACAGCGGTGTGACAGTACAATCAGAATCGCCCAGAGCAAGCGAAGCTGTCAAAGGACGAAAGATTGTATATTTGTTCCGCGTTGCGAAAAACTCAAAAACAGCCGCAGGAACAACGCTCGCATTTACGACCGAGAACGGACGAACCAAGTCAAAAGATGCTGACTCAACAGCAACTAAGGATGGCTCCATCCGTACACCCGGAGAAGCAGAGGTCGAAATCACAGCTACGTCAATCCTAAAAAAAGGCGACTCGACGATTGATGATCTTGAGGACGCTATGGACGAGGACGGATTGATTGAGATTTGGGAAGCAAATCTTGATGATCCGGCATCTAGTGGAGAAAACAAGTACAAAGGCAGATACTTTACCGGATATCTGACAGAGCTTGAAAAGACATCAAACGCCGAGGACTTTGTTGAGTGCTCGCTGACGTTTGGAATTAACGGAAAAGGTGTTAAAGGTGATGTTACGGTTACTACCGCGCAGCAGGAAGCAGCAAACGAAGTGTTTAAGGACACTGTACAGGAAGCATAGGAGGGAATTATGGAATTAACAATTAATGGAAAGGTATACACATTTACTGCCGGAATCGGGTTTATGCGAGACGCCAATAAATTGCAGGTACAGCGAGAAAATGGAATCGAGAAAGAAGTAGGACTCATGTCTTTGGCTGGCGGTCTTGTTGATGGGGATATCGAGGATCTTATCACAACACTTGACCTTACTAATAAGGGCAATGAGCCTAGACTGACAAAGGCAGAGATTGAATCATATATTGAGGATTCTGACACTGATATTGACAAACTCTTCGAGAGCGTGATCGATTTTTTATCGACAGCCAATGTATCGAAAAGAGCCATGAAGAAGATGATTCACGTCGGAGAGATCATGGAGAAGAATCAGGAAGAGAAGCTTGCAGCAATGTAAGCTTTTTTGATTCTGTAGCCTTAAACAGCTTCCGGTACGGCTTTTGCAAAAATACGCATGATGTTGAGATGATGACTATGAGGGAGTACAACATACAGATGAAAGCGGTAGAGCTTGCCGAAGTGGATAAGCTCTACCATATCCACATGCAGGCGTTTCAAAATGTAAGAGCCGGAGCAAGGAAAAAAGCTGGAAAGAATAAAGAAAAGCCTGCTTTCCCAAGATTCCGACAGTTTTTTGATTATGACGACGCTGTCAATAGGGTTATGAAGAGAAAGAAAAAAAGTAAATTCAGTGGACTTATGGACTACTACAGACGAAAGGGGACAGAGTAATGGCAGAAAGTTATTCAGTGAAAGCGGTACTTTCGGCGGTAGATTCCGGCTTTGTTTCAACATTCGGGAAAGCTCAGAGTGCTACGCAGTCCCTTATGAGTAGTGTAAAAAACACAGCACTTGGAGCTATGGCGTTTAAGGGCGTGTCGGCGGCGGTTAATACTCTATCATCTAACGTTGGTAGTGCGGTCAGCCGATTCGATACTCTAAACCAGTACCCGAGAGTACTTGAACAGATGGGTTTTTCTGCTCAAGAAGCAAAAGATTCCATCAAAGAGCTAGGGGATGGTATTCAATACGTACCTACGTCGCTTGATGAAATTGCTTCCAGCACGAAGACTCTGGCATTAACTACCGGCAACCTACAAAAATCCACAAAACTTGCCGTCGCCATGAACAATGCATTTTATGCGTCTGGATCAGCAAGTGACGAAGCAAGCCGTGGTATGGCGCAGTTTACACAGATGCTAAGCCGTGGCAATGTCGAGCAGGAAGAATGGAAGACTCTGAACGAGACCATGAAGTACGGATTAAAACAGACAGCCAAGAAGCTCGGAATCGCCAGCGGAAGCACTACGGAGCTTTACGATGCATTGCAAGACGGTACTATAACAATGGATCAATTTACAGACGCAATCATCGAGTGCTCAGAGGAGACGGGTGGCTTTGCAGAGGTTGCTAAGACGTCTACGGCAGGTATATCAACATCTATGTCCAACCTTAAGATTTCGATCGTCAAAGGTATGGCTGGTGCTTTATCTGCTATAGATACGTTTTTAGCAGCCAACCAGCTTCCGACCATCTCACAAATGATTGATTCTGTAAAGGATAAGATAGGACCAGCATTTGACACGATTAACTCTAAGATAGAGACGTTCGGAAGCACTAAAGCATTCCAGACGATCAGCAAATATGCATCCATGTTTTTTAATACCGTAAAAACTGTGGGTCCTGCGGTAGGAGATGTTTTTGGAACGATAGGAAAAGCAATATGGGAGATTGTGTCTGACTCTCATACAATGAGTGATGTAAAAACGGTTTTGGATGGCATATCGTCCGCAGCCAAATCTGCGTCTAAATTCATTACAGAGCACAAAGACGCTGTTAAAGAAACTGTCGGCGTTATTATGGGACTTGTTATAGTTTTTAAGGCACTAAAAGTTGCTATGGCAATCCAAGGTGTCGTATCTGGATTAATTGGTGTATTTACACCAATGGCGTCGTCTATGACTACGGTTAGCAGTGCGGCTACTGCCGCGAGTGGCAACATGTTACAGAGCGCAGTCGCGTTTCTTGCGATTGGAGCGGCAATCGCGATAGCAGCAGCCGGATTCTACTTATTGGCGCAAGCGTCTATACAGCTTGCGAACGCAGGACCTGGAGCCGTCGCGACTATGGTTCTCATGGTCGCATTGATAGCAGGTCTGGCGGCAGGGGCATCGGTATTAGCTCCGGCATTGACGGCAGGAGCGGCTGGATTGGTTGCATTTGGAGCGGCGGTACTCTTGGTTGGAGCTGGTGCGCTGTTGGCGGCTACAGCACTTACATTGGTTGCAGGTGTACTTCCGCAGATTGCCACATACGGCACGAGTGGAGCGGTGTCTATAGCAGCGCTTGGGGCATCGTTGATCGTGTTCGGGGCAGGTGCGGCAGTAGCAGGAGCAGGTGCTATCGTATTAGGTGCCGGACTTGTTGTAGTTGGAGCCGGAGCCGTTGTGGCGGCGGCAGGTATTGCACTTATGGGTGCCGGTGTACTTGTTTTAGGTGCTGGTGTGTTAGTTTTAGCGGCAGGGCTTACGGCTTGCGCGGCACCGCTTACTATGATAGGTACATCCGGGATGATGGCTGCAACAGCATTAGCAGCTATGGCGGCTGCCAGTGTGCTTATGGCGGCTGGAAGTATTGCATTAATAGCAGGCCTGGCGGCGGCAGGTGTTGGTATTGCAGCATTTGCGGCGGCAGGAGTTGCGGCATCAGCCGGATTCCTTGCACTTAGTGCGTCGCTTGGCGGCGTAAAGAAAAAGATGGCATCTATCGCAGACAGTACCAGTACAGTATCAAGCTCGTTCGGAAAAATGAAGAGCTCGCTCAAGGCTATACCGGGCGCATTTAAACAGATCGCATCAGCTGCTAATGCTACGCAGTCTGGATATACTGCATCACTTACAGCAATGAGCGCAGCATCGTCAACCGCCGGACAGCAAATGGGTAGCAAGCTTGCAAGTAGCTTTTCGGCTTCATCCGCTATGATTGTAGCTACGGCAAGGAGCATGGCCAATAATGCCGGGAATGCTATGAGGTCTGGCTATTCATCAGCAGTGGCCGCAGGTAGATATATTGGGCAAGGACTTGCAATTGGATTGCGGTCATCTTATGGTCAAGTAGCATCTGCGGCGGCACAGTTAGCAGCGGCGGCGGATAGAGCAATTCGAGCAAAGGCTAAGATTGGTTCGCCATCAAGAGTTGCTATCAAGACATTCGGTTGGATTGGCAAAGGTGGAGTTATCGGGCTGAAAAAGATGCGGGGCAAGGTTGCAAAAGCTGCAGCCGATTTGTTTAATATTCCGAGCTTATACGAGCCAGACTTTGCGTTTGCTGGCGGCGGTATGTCGTCGAACATGACACTTGATGATAGATATAGCTATGAAGAAAAACGCGAATACGAATTCGTTATTCCGTTAATTGCAGACGGACGACAGATTGCAAAAGCGACCGCAGTTTACACGGAAGAAGAGCTTAATAAGCGTGAAAAATTTGCTAAATACAGAAAGGGTTCAAAGTAATGTATGCATTTATCGATACCACCGAAAGCCCGGGAGATTACAGCCTCCCGGCAGAAGCTGTACAAATTAACGGTGAATACATTGAAAATAAAATTGAAGGCTATCGAACACTTGCAGTATCCGGTCGGGAAATGCTTGGAGCAGAGATAGAAGAGAGAGAAATTAATTCTATCGATGGTACTAAGTACTTGTATCGTAGTTATCCTGCGAGAGACATAGAGGTCACGTTCCAAATGCTGGCATCTTCCGCACAGGAGCTAACTGACAAATTTAATATGCTGAATAAGATATTGTATGCGGAACAGGCGCAACTTATTTTTGCTGACGAGCCAGATAAGTTTTTTGTTGGCACACCGTCTGGCGTTGAGAAACCAGAAGCCGGGAGAAACAATGTTGTCGCATCGTTTACGCTGCATTGCTCAGATCCCTATAAATACGCAACCGTCAAGAAAGAGTTTGAAGCTACTCTACAAGACGGCGCGCTTACGGCAACGGTCCAAAACGAAGGAAATGCACAATGCCCGATAGATTACGAGATCAGCATGAGCAGCGAAAATGGATATATAGGGATACTGTCAGAACGTGGCGAAATGCAATATGGATATATAGACGAAGCTGACACGGCCGAGAGCGCGCGTAGCGAGGTTCTGTTTTCTGTACAGGGCGCAACCGACTTCGCGGACAAAATGCTGGCAGATCCGCGCGTGAGGAAAAATGTAACTTATGGTACAGATAAGCCGACGTGGAACGGAGAAATTGGATCATACAATTACAAAAACGAATATGGAACACAGACATGGAACTGCTTGCACCTGAAAAATCAAGGTACTTCTTCTGGCGTGCCAAATGGATCGTGGCATGGTGGAAACCTTTACATTGACGTACCGAAGAAATCTGACAACACGCTTCCGACAGATTTTGAGATTGAAACACGGTCTTGGTTTTCGGCTGCGCGTCCGGCTCAGAGAGGTGGCGTGTATCTCGACTGCATCGACGAAGACGGAGCTAGTCTATGCACACTATGGTGGTGGGATGGCTCTGCGTCTGCATATCATGCTACTTGCAGGTTTGATGTGCAAGGACACGGAAAAGTTTACCAATTCGGCAATTTCGGAAGCGGGGTAAATGGCGGTGCGGGAATAAAACCAAGAGTAAACGGTGGCGGCTGTGTTCAAATTAAAAAAGCTGGCTCAAAAATATCGTTCAATTTTATGGACACCGTTAAAGAATTTAACTTTTCGGAATTGACAGAAAAGCGATTGAAAGCGGTCGTGATTGGGTTTGTTCAAGTTTCACCAACTACGGATTTAGTGACACGCATGGACATTCTTAATTACTTTAAAATTACGGCGAATAATGTAAGTTACACATATGACATACCAAACCGGTACCAGGCAGGGGACGTTATATATGTAGATGGCGAGAATGGGAAAGTCTACAAAAACGGTGTGTTAACATTAGAGGACGAAATTCTTGGAAGCACTTACTTTGGAGCGCCTGTCGGCAACACAAAAATTGAGTTTCTGAAATCTGGATGGGCAAATCAGATAGGAGCAAAAGCGGTCATCAGAGAGAGGTGGTTGTAATGAGGATTGCAATATTGGACAAAAACGATGCGGTATTAGCATTTATGGACAATAGTTTACCTGGGGCAATGCATTTTTATGATGATGTTCTGCATAATTACCTCGAGGGAACGGCAAGCTCATTTGAATTTTCAACTGTTCCGCATGAAGACTCTGAGTATTTAATCGAAGGCAATCATTTATCTTTTCGTCACGGGAAACGTGATTACTACTTTAACATAATTGCAGTTGAACGGTCTGAATTTGTGGTAACTGTTACTGCGTATGCTTTAGTGTTCGATCTGCTGAATGAGCAAATTGGACCATATAGTGCACAGTCGGCAATGAGCTTTGCTGAATATTTGAATGTTTTTGGACTTGCGGATGTTTTAACGATAGGTCTCAATGAAGTTAGCACAAAACGCATTACCCACGAATGGACGGGTACCGATACGGCATTAAAAAGGTTATATTCACTTGCGGAAATATTTGGTGCCGAATTAGAGTTCGCGTCAAAACTTAACGAGAATTTCACGCTTCACGGCATTGTACTCGATATTTACAGCAAACACACAAGTACCAACCAAGGCATAGGGAGCAATCACACAGACTGCATATTGAGATATGGGAAAGATATATCTGGAATAACAAAAAAATCTGATATAACAGATCTCGTAACAGCTATCAAGCCTACTGGCAAAGACGGATTGACCATATCTACGATCGTAAAAAAAGAATACGATTCCGATGGCGAAGTCGAATATGAAACGAAGTCGAATGAGCCAATTATACGCGCAGTACAAGCAGTACAAAACTTTCCATCCAACACGCTAGCAAGTGTAACTGATAGGTATATCGTCAAACCGTGGGAATATGACACCGACAACGTTAATGTGTTGTATGGCCAAGCTCTAGCGGAGCTAAAAAAACTATGTGTTCCGCAAGTTGAGTACACTATCGATGGATACGTCGAGGCAGAGATTGGAGATTCATTTGTTGTCCAAGACGAGGGATTTGAACCAGCTCTTTATCTATCGGTTCGCGTGTCTGAGCAGGAAATAAGCTTTAGTGCACCAAGCACTAGCAAAACCACATATAGCAATGTGCGAGAAATACAAGCCGGAATATCGGACGAATTACTGGAAAGGGTCAACGCACTTATCGAGAGTAATAAAACATATATGTTAGATATTTTTTCGCACCGTGACAACGGGCAGTTAATTCTGACAGCAAAGCTACTCGATGGAATGAAAGACGTTACAAAAAAATACCCAGAGAGCAATTTTGCGTGGTACGAAGTGAAAACTACCGAATTGGAAAAAGTTGGAAACGGATATAGTTACACAGCGGCAGACGAAAAGACAATCTATAGATGTATATATAGTGATGAGGAGGGATAGTGTGAAACTCGAAGCAGAATACGCCATTATGCAGGGCGAAAAAGGTGCTACAGGAAAAGATGCAATTATTGTGTCTGCTAATGAGCCGGAGAACCCTAAGGATGGCCAATTGTGGCAAACGGCATCAGGTCAGCCGATCAAGCGTTGGGACGGGACAGAATGGGTGTTACATTATATATCGGTTGAGAATTTGAGCGTTGATGAATTAAGTGCAATATCTGCAAATTTGGGCACAGTGACGGCCGGTACTATCAAAAGTAAGAATTTCGAGCAAGGTTTAAGTGGTATGCGGATCGCACTTGAAGACGGGACGCTGGAGTCATATGCCGATGATCGCAGTGCTTCCATAAAAGACGGAGATTTTATAGCGACAAGTAAAGACTCTGCTACCCATTTATGGAAAGTGCTTTATTCTGGTCGAGGCATAGAGACAACTGGATATGACGGGCAGATGATCAATATAGTTCCAGAAATGAATGGAACTACTCCTGATTTTTTTGTTGGTCCAGAATCTCAAACGAGTGATTCGCTTAAAGATAATAATGTTCCGTTATATGCGACACTTCAAAAAATTCTTGATAAATTAACTGACCCAGTCGTATTTGCATTACAGTCGGTGCATATGACGTGTAAAGCTAATGGGATCACCGGAGCATATCATACGCCCACAATGCCAAGTGAATATGACCAAACCAAGTACAAACTTGTAGGATGTGTGTTCTGCAACACCTCCCAAGGTAATGCAATGATGTGTACATGTAATATGCAGAGTGACGGAAGAATCTATATTGCAATGAAGAATTGGCAAACATCACAATTTACTATTAATCCAGAGTATTATGCTGTTTATGTTAAAAAGTAAGAAAGGATTATATATACAAATGGGGTATTTATTAATGCAGACATATATCATAGCACTTCCGATTCTTTTGGGGTATATTGTCTGGCTGCTAAAAAGGCAAAAAAGAGACAGGGATGCAAACAGCAAGGGGACAATGCTTTTACTACGAGTACAGCTTATTGAGTATCATAGTAAATACACTAAGATTGGTGATATACCGTCGTACGCATACCAAAACTTTTGCGAAATGTATGACGCATACCACGAGCTCGGTGGAAATGGTATGGTCACAAAAATGAAACATGAAATTGATGAATTGCACATAAAAAGAAAGGTGGAATAATTTATGGATATCACAACATTAGGAACAGTAGTAGGAATTGTAGCAATCTGCTACGTGATAGGTCTCGGATGCAAAGCTTACGAGAAAATCCCGGATAAATGGATTCCGGTTATCATGGCTACGTGCGGTGGAGCGCTTGGCATTGCAGGACTCTACACAATGCCCGACTTCCCGGCAGGAGACATTATCAATGCGATCGCGGTAGGAATGGCGAGCGGACTTGCGGCAACCGGAGTAAATCAGTTGTACAAACAGCAGTGTAAATAATAAAAAGAAAGGAACGCGGTGGCACGCATGAAACAGATTATCAACGACTATTATCTCGCTCCATACCCGAAAGAATTTGTTGAACACTTTCGGAATGGACTCAATGAAGAGTATCTTACTATTTTTGATTCAATCAGCACCCGAAAGGGTGATTCAAATTTCCATTACGACAATACAATGATACCGCCAGAACGGTTTGAAAAACTTTTGCGCCGAATGGTGCGGACACACGTAGATGAATTGATCCGGCTTGCTCTGATCGGATTCCGTCATGATTCTGTCGGCGATCCGTCAAAGCATTAGTGCTCTCTTTTTTACTATAATATAAGTACAAAAAAGAAAGGGGGCACATTTATGGAATATGCAAGCAAAGGAGTAGCAGGGACAGGACTTGGTTTAGGTATCGCAGGAACAGCACTGGGTCTCTTGAATGGCGGTGTTAATGGTGCAGGACTTCTCGGAGCATCACGCCAGACATCAACAGCCGGAGACATGGCTTCTGTCGTTTCGGCAGTAGCAGATGTTGCAGGGTTAAATAAGTGCTCAGATAACACTCCGGTCACAAGATTTGAGATGAAAATGCAGCAGACGTTAGCAGAAAAGGACGCAGAGATCGCACTGCTTAAGAGCGAGCAGAATACTGAGGTTAAGATTGCGGATGTCTACGAGCGTCTTATCACACGGATCAACGCCGATCAGAGAGCACAGGCTGACTGGAATGCGAACCAGTCTGTAGCAAATGCACAGATGAGTGCGGCAATTGCAACAAACAATGCAAGTATCGCATCGTTGCAGAACTGCTGTAACCAGATCACGAAACTCGTGGTACCAAACAGTGCGATCTGTCCGGGTTGGGGTAATGTGACAATCACACCCAGCGCGTCAACCACAACAACAGGTTAATGGCTTGAAAGCAAAAAAGAATGGCAGAGGGCGCATATAATGCGCCCTTGTCTTTTTGGAGGATGAATATGTATACAAGTGAACAGGTTATTAATGGACTTATGGCTTATGCAGACAACGAAGTGATTCCGAAGCTTGGCACGTCCGGTAAATGGATTATAGGTACATTAGTTGGAATGATTGGAGCTAAGACAGGTACGCTTATGCAGGAGATCCAGAGCAACCAAGCGGCTAAGATGATCGGAGCTGTTGACAACAACGGACTGTTTGATATCGATCTTATAGCGGACTATCTCAAGCAGTCGGTACAGAGATACGGCAACTTACAGATAGCGTTGCCGATGCTCGGAACAATGACATTTACGGCTGACGATGTAGAAAAGGCAATCAGATATATAAAGGGGGCTTAAATCATGACAGAAGAGATCAGAAACAAACTTATTGACTCGGCGCACGATGAGATCAGCGACATCCAGAAGTACATGGATATGTCAAGCGAAGTATCTGGAAGCGCAGGAGGTGTGCTTAAGGATATCGCACGCGACGAATACACTCATGCCAAGCATCTCGTAGAGATTCTGGAAGAGAGTGGAGGAGTACCGGAAGACCTCGAAAAGGAATGGAAAGAATGCCGGGACAAACACGCTGACGCATGAACGGCTTCGGTAGATTATGCCAAGATTATCCAGTTGCTTACGCTATTTTTGTGATGGGAGCAAAAATGGGAGCAAATAACAAGGCATAAACGGTTTATTTTGGTGTATCAATCGTAAATAAGTACCCAAAAAGGTACAAAACGGTGTAGAACGGTCAATAATATTAGGCTGTTATCCGCACTTTTTGAGAGTCGGAAACCCTTGATTTTACTGGGTTTTCGGCTCTTTTGGTTTACGCGTGGGAGCATTTTGGGAGCAGGTTTCCGGTGTTTTGAGTCTTTACAAACGACCATAATCTAAGTAAAATCAAAGCATGAAAGGTGGTGGCACACTATGTGGAAAGAATCGAGAAATGGTAGCACGCGCTACAAAGATCGGATTACAGATCCTATGACCGGGAAAAAACATACAATCTCCGTAACACTTCCCGGCAAGTATTCCAGAATCCAAGAGAGGGAGGCTAGAGCATTACTGGATGCGAGGATAGATGATCTGTTGAGCGGCAAGGAATCCGACCCGAATGACCCGACACTGAAAGAGGTGGCAGAACATTACTTTGCGGATCAGCGACGTACCGTATCGGAGCAGACCTGCATCAGAAACTATCATGCTGTTAATACGCTTATGAAGATGCTTGGCGAAGATGTGAGAATAAATAAGCTGACAGCCAGATACGTTCGTGAAATGTTCAGTGCTTCTGGCAAAAAGAACGGCACGCTCAACGAGCATCTGGTACGTTTAAAAGCGTTTCTCCGATGGGCGTATAGAAATGATTACCTTGCGGATGTATCGTGGCTAGATAAGCTTATACCGTACCCAGACGAGGCATCTAAGGAAGAGCTTGAGTATAAATATCTTGAGCCAGATCAGCTTGATAAGCTGCTTGATGCTATGACCGTTGAGCATTGGAGGAATGTTACAGAATTTATGGCTCTTACTGGGATGCGTGCAGGTGAAGCGTTAGGCTTACAGACATCCGACGTGGATTTTGGCAACCGTATAATTCGGGTATGTCATTCCCTTAGTTCAGTGACCGGGACTCTTGGGGAGACAAAGACAAGGCGACAGAGAGAAGTCTATATGCAGGATGAATTGTTGAAGCTGTGCAGGCGGCTTGATCTGGAGCGTAAGAAGCGTGATCTGACTACCGGAGTGCGATCCGCTTACTTCTTTTCGGCTCCAGACGGATCACCATTAGAGTATTATGCTTTTAATAAATATCTGAGAGAGATTGCGTCAAATGTACTGGATCGTGACCACAAGACGACAACGCACATACTGAGACATACGCACGTTGCACTTATGGCAGAGAATGGTGTCTCGCTGGATGCGATATCAAGGCGCGTAGGGCATAGCAACAGCCGGATTACACGTGATATCTACTTTCACGTGACAAAGAAGATGAAAGAGCGTGACAATGCAGAATTTGAACAAGTGACGCTTTTGGCTAAGTAACAAAAAAGCAGGAAACTTTTGTTTCCTGCCTTTTTTATACTATAATATTTATTGACCAGTTGCAGCAGATGTGTAAGCGTCTGTAATCTGCGTAGCCTGTTCCTCATACACGTCCATGAGCTTCTGCGCCCAGTCGTTGTATGTCTGATCATCATCACCATTTGCTAATTTTAATTGAGCCATTTTCTCAACGCCCTCGTTGGAGATCTTGGCAAGTTCTTCGGTTTTTGAATTGCTCAATTCAGCGAGTGCATTAATATCTCCGGCTTTTTCTGCGGCTTCGGAATTAAACTCGTCCACAAGATCCGGTGTTGCGTCTTGAAGCTTAGCGGTGTAATCAGCTAAGATGCTTTCGTAAGTTGCTTCGTCTTCCTTGCTTTCTTCTTTGGTGTCCTCTTTTGAGGTTTCCTCTGTTTTAGTGTCTTCTTTTTTGTCGTCACCAGATCCACCGCAAGCGGTAAGTGACAACGCCATAGTCGCAGCGATTAAAAGCGCAATAAGTTTCTTTTTCATAGTTCGTTCCTCCTATTACCTTTGTACAAGTACCGATACTCAAATTATCTCACACTCTGTTATGTATATCAATGATAATTTCATGTTTCGCCTGTGGTTTTACTATCTTATCACCGATGCCACGATACCAAACAGTACCCAGTGGCTCATGTCCTCTCTGCTATCAGAATCTATCTCAAATATCTCACCGTAACCGTTTACCGGAATGAACCTGTTCGGTGTTCCTGGCTTATATACACGGCAATAAGCCTGTCTGGCGTCGCAATTGATGATAATGACCGTGTCTCCGTCTCTTGGCGGTCTACGGACGATCCCGAGCACGTCACCCTTGACATACACTGGATGTAAGTGATTGGATGTAATTCGTATTCCACACCGCACCTCCGTTCCGTACTTGGTCATAAATTTAGGGCACGCAACACGTTCTGTATATGCAGAGTCTAAGATCATGCCGTCTTCCATGTTCCCAGTAGGTACAATCACTTCCAGATAATCATCTGTTTCATCCACGCTCCCTTTTAGAGCTATCTCGTATTCAATCATCGCATCAATGTAGGCTTTCTGCCTTTCGCTCAACTGTCGGTATGAGCGTAGTAGTTCCAACTCCCTGTTCTGACATCCAAAAAACTCAGATACAAACATCCCCGTGATCTCGTACAGCTTCGGGATGATCTCAACATTAATGTTGCTCACCCTGTGACTGATAATGTTTTTGTAAGTAGACAGAGATATCCCCAGTTTCCGTGCAAAGTCCGTTTGTGTGTACCCTAGCCGGATCCTCTCTTGTTCGACATTTACCGCAAAGTTATCCATCATTTCGACAATATTCATGAAGCTCACCTCTTTTGATGGTTATCACCTTGCCTACATTGTTTTCTGATAAATACAAAATTACCTGATAAAAGTCAGGTAATTGGAAGTAGAAGTGGTATAATTTAAGTATAAGATCGGAAGAGCACACGTCTGAACTCCAGTCACGAGTGGATATCTCGTATGCCGTC